CATTGTTTGGCTCAAGCCAGGATGGTTCGTCAAGACTCAAGGCCAGAACATGCTGATTGAGGATGACATGCAACAACTCATTGCCACCATGCATTTGCATACATTCCGCTGTGAATGTGATTTTTGCGAATTTTGGGCAACTACGGGTTTATCCTGATAAAAAACTATTGACGAGCCACTAAGCTGGCTTACAATGTCAATCAATCCGCAACATTTCGTAGCGGTCTTTTAGAAAGCAATGATGACGAATTGGCCCTTCCCACCCATCACCGGCCCAGTGCCTTGGACAGCAGCAAAGCAAGCTGCTTACAAACGCCAACAGCGCCAACAACTTCCTGATGCTCCTTTTTAAGACAAATGATGAAAACCAAACTTTCCCCCCAAGAAATCCTGCAAGTCCTCCACAGTCTTCACGCTGATTTGGTTGATGATGAAGTCATGCTGTGGATGCCAATTTCCATTGAAGATGTTGCCGACCTTTTGACAGTTGCTATTTACCTTACAAGCAAAGACGAAGAATGAAAAACATTTCAGCCGCATTGGTCAAAGCCCAAATGGCTTTTGGGCCAGCACTCAAAACAAAAAACAACCCGCATTTGAAGTCCAAGTATGCCGACCTGTTGGCATGTACGGAAGCGGTGACTGATGCCTTGAACAACAATGGCATTTTCCTGATGCAGTCAACTCATAGCTGTGATGATGGCGTGATCGTGGAAACCCTGTTCATCCATGAATCCGGTGAGCAAATCAGCAGTGGCCGGTTGTACATCAAGGCCGCAAAGCTTGACCCGCAGGGGCTGGGCAGTGCATTGACCTATGCACGGCGCTACAGCCTCATGGCTGCGTGTGGCATCGCTCAAGAGGATGATGACGGCCAAGCTGCCAGCAAGCCAGAGCCAGTCAAGCAGACTTTGACCAATGAACGATTTGCTGCCGCTGTTGAGAAAATCAAAGCTGGTAGCTACACCACGGTAGCTTTGCGTGAGACTTTTGAGTTGAGCAAAGAGCAAGAGTACGCTTTGAGAGGAGCGCTGGCAAATGCTTAAACTCTTCCGCGCCTCATCGCTGGCCGACATCATGACCGACCCCAAGGGCAAGGATGAAATCTTGTCTGTCGGTGCAAAGTCTGCCGTCACCAAGATGGCAAAGGAATTCATCTACGGGTACACCGAAACCGTGTCCAGCAAGTACATGGAGAAGGGCATTCGCGTTGAGGATGAGTCCATCAAGCTGTTGAACTCTGTTCTGTTTACCGGCTTTGTGAAGAACGAAGAGCGCCGCAACAATGAATGGGTCACTGGAGAAGCCGACATTGTGGGCAGTGACCGCATCATTGACATCAAGTCAAGCTGGAGCCTTGGAACCTTCCCTGTGCTGGCCTCCGAAGGTGCAGACAAGAAATACGAATGGCAAGGCCGCGCCTACATGATGCTGTGGGACAAGCCTAAATTTGAAATTGCGTATTGCATGGTTTCCACACCGGATGACCTGATCGGGTATGAGCAGAAATCGATGCACCAGGTTGATGCTATTGACCGTGCTTTGCGCGTGACTCTTGTGACATATGAAAGGGACTTAGCACTGGAAGAGAAGATCAAAATTAAGGTAAATGCAGCCAGAGCATATCTGGAACAAACAATCGAGCAAATCACAAAGGAACACACTCATGGCTAAGATTCTCAGCGAAGTGACATGCGTCACAGGCAGCTACACAACTTCAGACGGTACAAAAAAGAATCGCTACATGCGAATCGGCTCCATCATCGAAACGAAAAATGGGCCGATGTTGAAACTAGACCAGATGCCTTTGAAAGAAGGCGGCTGGGACGGTTGGGCTTACATCAATGATCCAAAGCCTAAAGAAGAGTATCAGCAGCGCCAGCAGCCTAAAGGCGGCGGCTTTGATGATATGCGTAATGACATTCCATTTTAAGGACTTACCATGAAAAAGCTTTTTGTCTCTCTCGTTCTCGTTGCCATGTCCGGTATTGTTGCGGCTGCTTGCCCAGCATTTACAAAATACGGTTGCATTCAGATGCCTAACGGCAAGATGAGTTGCGGCTGCCGGTAAACATTTAGGGGGAAAGCGGATGCTGTATGCGGCGAAGCGGTGTTGACCTTTCATCACTGGTTATACAGACGCAGCGAGTACTCCACCTTTATAAGATAAAACATTATGAATAAACAAACACTTGGCAGAGTGCTGGCCGAACTTAAATCCATCCAAACATTTGACATGTGGGTGGCCGACAGCATCAAGCTTTGCATTGAATTGCTAGAGGCCGATTTAAGCCGCCGCACTGGCAAAGGCAACCTACCCCCTCACCAATCGCACAGCGACACCTCCAAGGCCGCAGCAGAGGCCGTTGCGCCCAAATTTGGCACGATGCTGCGGATAGTGCTTGAGCATTTGGCTTTTCACTCGCATGGTTTGACGGATGAAGAAGGCCAGCAAATTACCGCAATGCCAGGCAATTCATATCGGCCATCTCGCGTGACGCTGATGGATCGTGGCTTTGTCGTAGACAGTGGCATTCGCCGCAAAACGCACCAGCGCAAAGATGCGGTGGTTTGGTCTATAACCCCCGAAGGCTTTGCCGCATTGGAGAAAAAATGAAAATCAAAATCACGGCACACATTCATTACGCTAATTGGGATTGGGAAGAAAAAGGACAATTTCAAATCTTCTTTTGCAAGCTAGACGATGATGATTATCGAACTTATGTTGGTGAACAGGAAGTCGAAATTGAAGTGCCTGACAACTACGACCCTCGCGCCCAGCAGATCGCAGCGTTAGAGAAGCAAAAGAAAAAAGTCATGGCTGATTTCCAGAAGTCGGTTGCCGAGATCAATGAGCGCATCAGCAACTTGCAAGCATTGGAATACACGGCATGAAACTCTATTACGCAATCAAACAAATGCTCAAGATGCCGACACCAGCCGAGGTGGCCGCAATTGAGTTGGCAAGCGCAGAACTTGAGCTGCTCCAGGCTGAAACCGGCGTGGAATTTGCATCATCAGCAGTCACCTTCAATAAAAACCGCATCAAGCGATTGAAGGCTTTTTTAAATGAACCCGTAAAGGAAAAGACAGAATGATCAAGATCGAAAAAAACATTACCCCACCAATCAATGGAACAACCATTGGCGTTGCTTTGGGCAAGCTTGAAGTCAACGACAGTTTTTTTCTGGACGATGCCACAAACTCTGTTCGCCAAGCAATACATTTGCAGATGAAGAAACAAAAAGACCGGACTTTTATGACCCGCTCTGAAGATGAAGGCATTCGGGTGTGGAGGCTTGCATGACCAGGCGGCACTGCGACACCGGAAGGATGGACTGCCCACATCTGCCTGAGTGTGTTTGGGACTGCAAGTACGACACCGCCGTAATGGAGCGCCGCAAAGTCAAGCCTTACCCTGCGGTTGTACCTGATGACATTGAGGCTGTGCCGGAGGTGTGGCAGACAGTTGGCACGGCAATGCTCACCGCCATCATGGCGGCACTTGCTGCGGTCTGCATACTTATTTTCTTTACCGGAGCTTGGGTTTGGAGCTTGCTGCTATGACCAACGAACTTGTTTACCGGCGTGACGACAACACTGGCGTTGTTCGCGGAGGGTTTGAAAATGCGCGGTTGCTTTGCACAGTTGAAGACACAGGCAATGGCTTCATCGCTTACTTCCCTTCATGCAGTTCTACGCATCAGGACTACTACATCTGCCTTGACTACTCGCAAGCGCGTGATTTGGTCTTGGGCTTGAGCACATTCAAAGAAGAGTTGGGGTTTGCAGAATGAAAACAATAATTCAGATGGCGCGTGAATCGGGGCTGGTGTTCAACGAAGAGCATGGCACGGACATAGCAAAGAGCATTCATCTAAGCCGAGTGCAAGCTTTTGCCGAGCTTGTCCGTGCTGATGAGCGTGAATTGGTATTGGCTGCTGCAATTGACGGGGCCGAACATGCGGCTCGTAAAGCAGCGGCTTATGAGCGTGAGGCAATCTATGAACAGTGGCACTCATGTGTCATGTCCGACCTTGAAAACGGTGTGAAGTGGTTGAACGAAAAAGCTGCTGCTGATTGGCATAAAAACTATCCAGCGCAGAGCAACCTGTTTCCGGCATGGATTGAAGCAAGGGGGAACACATGAAAGAAGCACTGAAGCTGGCGCTTGAGGCGCTGGAAGAATTGGTGGAATTTGTACCTTTGCTACGGCCTACATGCCTAGGTGATGAACGCGCCATAGGACACAGGATAGACCGTGCAACAACCGCCATCATCGCCGCCAAAGAAGCCTTGGCACAGCCAGAGCCTGTGGCGTTTCCGAATCGCCGCGCAGTTGAGCGGGAAATTGAGCGCATCCAGAACCCGAAAGGTATGCACCTCAATGACGGCAAAGAGCGTGTGATATTGCCAGGCGGCACATTGCGTTATCTGCTGGCTTTGGCTGACCGATCTACTTCACCACAGCGCCCGTGGGTAGGGCTGACGGGGCAGGAGAAGGCATTGATAGCGTCAGTGTCCTTGGATGTGCATGATGCAGTTCACAGGACAGAAGCCAAACTCAAGGAGAAAAATTTTGACTAAAGAAGACGCACTGAAGATCATCAAGCTACTGTCCGCGCTGGAGTCGTGGGCATTCAGCACGAAGAACATGCTGCCCGAGTACCTGCACGAAGAACTTTCCCGTGCTTTGGCGGTTTTGGAAAAGATTGTGTTGGAGAAGAAAAATGGGTGACGGCGGCAAAGGAAGTTCGCCCAGGCCAATAGAAATCAGTCAGTCTGACTTTGCGGCCCGATGGGATCAAATTTTTTCAAAGAAGTGTTCTCGATGCAATAAAATTTTGGGCGACAAATCTGACATTCACACTTGCACACCGACAGAAATAAAAGATGGCACAACAAAAGACAGTACACACAATTCAGACCCTGCATGACCTGTGTGTTGAAGAAGGAGAATGCTGGAACTGGACGCGATACTTTGCCAATGGTTGCCCCTATGTCAACCACGAAGGCAAGCTGCAATCAGTGCGAAAGTTGCTTTTTACTTTGTCCGGCAAGACGCCAATGCAAAATGCAAAGTTCTTTGCCAGCAATTGCGGTAATCCTAAGTGCGTGAACCCAGACCACATTACCTCACGCTCACCAAAGCTACATGCAAAAATAATGGGCCAGCGAGTCAATCACAACTCAACCGTCCGGCGAATGAAGTTGCAGAATGTAAGCCGCAACAGACCACAGTCAAAATTGACCAAAGAATTGGCCGATCAAATCTTTGATGATCCGCGGTCAAATCGCAAGGTTGCTGTGGACTTCAACATCAGTGCATCAATGGTTTCAAACATCAAGTCAGGAAAATCATGGAAGAATCTATCAGCAGCAGCGAACCCTTGGGTGGGGCTGCTATGAGCGCCCTCAGTGTCCAAGTTGGCGGTGACCACTACAAGAACCTCGCTATCCAGCCAGCACAATACATTCACGCAAACAATCTTTCTTTTTTGGCTGGAAATGTTGTGAAATATATTTCGCGGCACAAAGCCAAAGGCGGTGCGGCTGATGTTCGCAAGGCAATACACTATTGCCAGTTAATCCTTGAAATGGAATACGGCAATGCCCAATCTGATTGATGGTGTATAATGATTTATCATTTAACACCAAGGCATAAAAATGATCACCCAAGAAAGACTCAAGCATCTTTTTGATTACCAAGATGGTCAATTGATTAGAAAAATTAATCGAGGCCGTGGGGAAACTCAAGGCAGATGGAAAGCTGGAACGGCAATAGGCCATCAAGTTAAAAATGGATATGTTTTAGCTAGTGTTGATTACTCTACATATAAATTACATAGATTAATTTGGCTTTGGCATAACGGATCATTTCCAGAAAATCATTTAGATCATATTGATGGGAATCCATCAAACAATAAAATTGAAAATTTAAGAAATGCAACTGATGCTCAAAACATGCAAAATCAGAGAAGGCCAAGAATAAACAATAAACTTGGCGTTCAAGGTGTATATATTGTGAATCAGCGTTTTAGGTCTGTACTGACTACTAACGGAAAATCAAAGCACTTAGGATATTTTCCAACAGCGGAACAAGCGCATCAAGCATATCTTGATGAAAAACGAAAACAACACAAATTTGGGACAATTTAAAATGGCTTCTTACGAAATGGTCGAAATTGATGTGATTCGCTGGAGTGAAAAAAGGAAAATTATTCCCAACGCCAAACCCTACACTCAATTGCTAAAAGCATTTTCAGAAATGGGCGAATTGGCTGATGCCGAAATCCAAGACAATATGCCAAAAATTAAAGACGGTGTTGGTGATGTGATGGTCTGCCTGATCAACTATTGCGCCCTCAAGGACATCAGCCTAGTGAAGTGCCTTGAAGGTGCGTACAACGAAATCAAAGACCGCAAAGGCACTCTGATGGCAAATGGAGTGTTCGTCAAGGATTAAGGATGGTGGTGGCGACTTGGATGTGCTTGATTCGGTCAACCAGTCCAATTACGCCACCATTGATTTTTTTGGTCATGCCTTCATAGTCCTTGGCATCAGCCTCTTTGTTGAGGTTTCGCTTATTCCAGTACCAACCCGCTGTTAAAACAGCGTACAGAGGCTCTAAGACCCTTTCAGGGGTGTTTATGAAGTCAGTCCTGAGTGCATCACCGGCCAGCGTGTAGTTGGTCTTGCCGGTCAATTGGATCACGCCACGGCCAATGTACTTCCAACCATCGCCCTCTTCAGTGTTGCCCATGCGGCCAGCGTAGACCTTGTTAGCAATCTTCTCTGGATTTCGGTGATACGGTTCAGCGTCTTGCAAGGTAGGGAACCGGCTGGGCCACACACGGCACAAAGCCTCTTTTGAGTAGTTCAGATTTTCTTGCAGGGTCTTGAAGTTGCCGGACTCATGCTGACACTGGCCGATGAATGCAGCTTGGCGCCAGGGTGTATTGATCTCATAGCGGTTGAATGTCTCCAGCAGCGGCTCAAGCCACTGGGCATCAATGTGCAAGGCTTGAAGTTGTTCAGCGTTCATTTAACTGGCCCTGCCTTAGAAAGTAAATCGGTTTTCGCTTGTGAGCCAGCGGATGACCCAAAGTAGTAGGCAATGATGCCCGTCCATGCTGTGCCAAGTGAACCTAGCATCATCAAGATTGCCGGATTGCTGTTGTCAATCTTGTTGAAAAACATCAGCACCATGATGGCAAAAAAACCAACAGTGACAGAGCCAGCCAAGATTGGCGGCATCAAGCTGCGGGTGGTGGCTTGCATCTCTCTGGCCGACTTACGATCCTCAACTTCTAATTTCTCGAAGTTAAGTCCAAGCTCTTGCGCCTGTTTCTGCAACTCGATCTCAGCAATCTTGACTTGAGCAATCTGCTCTGCTGACAGCTTGTTGTTGGAGATCATGTCGCTGACCTTGTCGGGTTCAACGCCGATGGCCTTGGAGATAGCCGACACGGCCATGCCAGCCAGTGGGCCACCCATTGCGGTTGCAATCGTAGGTGCAATTTGTTTTAGCCAATCCATTACTGTTTACTCCTTGAAAGCATAGTTGCCGCGATTTGCAGCATTGTTCGTGCTGCGTCTAAATCGGTGGGTTCAGTTTCCCAGCCAACCGTGATCTGCCCGACAAATCGCCCAGGCTCCGGTGGTACGCTAATGCGGCATGTGTAGCCGACACCTTTGTTGATGTACCAAATGCCCATTTCAGACTGAGCGGTTTTGTACTCGCCACAGGGAATTTCATTTGCCATCAACTTGACCACATCCGAATTGTTGGCTGAGTTCTGAGTAAACAAGCCAACATCCAGCCCATCATTTATTTTGTCTCGCCCGTCTTTGGCATAGGCCCGATACAACACGCGAGTGCCAAACATTGAGTTGACTTTAAAGACGGCAACAATGGTGGCGTTGGTAGTTTTAAACAGATGAGCAGACGCATCCTCCACCCGATCTTCTGCAATGCTTGGAATCTTCTTAGATTCTTTGTATGCGCCAATCAAAAGCTCTTGATTTGTATATACAAAATACCCAGCAAAGGTCAGGACGGCCATCAAAACCATCGCAAAAAGGCGAAAGGGGCTGGACACATAAGCCAGCACTTTATCAACTAGGTTTAGTCGTTCATCACTCATGGTCAGCACCGCCCGTCACACTGCACGACAGCTTGGTAAACAATCCAGCCAGTGCCGCCAAGCACAAGACCAAAGATCAGCATAGCCAGCACAAAAGTAATTACCTCGTCTACTTCTTTCTTGCGCCTGGCGGCTGCTTCTTTTTCGCGTCTTGCTTGATGAGCTGCTTCAACATCCATTGCTGCTGCACGAGCTTTTATCTTATTAAAAACATCAACTTTTCCAACAGCGGTAAAAATCAAAAACATTTCGTCTTCAAACCTTTTGGCGCTATCCAGCTGAAGCTCGATTTCCGTAGCTATCGCCATTGATGATTTTGATTTTTTGGCGTGGACAACCGCTTCCTTGGCTACGGCTTTAGCCTCAAAATACTTTCCAAGTACAGGCCCGAGACTTGATACATCATCAACGGTCTTGCTGACTTTTTTTACCAAGGCTACAGCAGCCTGTATGCCAGCCAGCGCGGTTAGCGGGTCAATCATTTTTTGCGCTCCCGCCACTGTAAGCACCAGACAAGCAAACGATCAGGCGACCAACTCCACTTCACACACTCAAATACTGGCGCTGTGATTGCCGGTGGTGGAGGCGGCAGAGCGTCCATTACATTCTGTGGCCTATTGATGACCAAATGACACCGGCCATTGCCACCAGCATTACCCCTGATGCCTTAATGAGGATGCCCTCAAGCCGCTTGAGCCGCGCATTGATCATTTCATAGCGAAACGCGCAGACCTCCTCATGTGAATTTAGTCGCGCCTCTGTTTCGTTGATGCTTGCCATTGGTAATGCTCTCAAATAAAGCGCAAACCATGCGCGAAGTATTTCTAATTTTACAGTTTATTCTCAGAAAACACATTTACAAATACAGTGCCGTCCTCAAGCGCCTCGATCTCATGCCACTCGTTACCCGTAAGGTTAACCGGCTGAGTGTCTTTGGTCATTACAAGCTCACGGCCTTCTTTGCGGATGATGCAGCTACCCGCATGACACATGGTCAAATGCGAGTAGATATGCTCATGGCGCGGCAAACCCTCACCTTTGTTGGCGTGGTACACATTTAATGACGCGCCGTCATAAGTAACTATGTGTTTTGGCGCGGCAGCAATCATAGTGTTTGCGAACCAGAAACAACTGGCTGAACCGGTTCAGGTTTTGGTGGTGAAGCTGGAATAAGCTGAATGGTGTTGTCGTAGTAATAATCCATTGCGTTTACATCATCCGAACATTCCAACCAAAACAGTGGCAAGGCTACCTCAAACTGTGCATCAGCTACTTCAGCAATACGCTGACCAAGTACAGTGTAAACAGGGATTTGACTATCCCAAGCAGAAATATAAAAAACTTGTTCGTTTGGGGAAATCAATGCGTTTTTCATTTTTACCACTCCACAATAACAATACCGCCAGAACCAGCGCCGCCAGCACGGTCAGTTGTGGTACTAGCAACACCTCCAGCGCCCCCATTTCCGTATCCAGTAGCAGCAGCACCAGCAGCGTCATTACTTGTGCCGCCACCACCGGCCCCCAATAACCCAACACCTGGGGTTCCAAATGTACTGGCGTATCCAGCTGTACATCCGATAGCTGGAACTAATACTCCTATCACGGCCCTTGAATTAGTACCACCGCCACTACCGCCAAGATATGTGCTAGCACCGCCGCTAGCTATAATTAACCCTTGAGTGCCTGCGCCACCAGAAAGATTTATATCTCCAGCGGAACCAACACCGCCAGCGCCACCGCCCGAAAGACCCCCACTTGTTGTTGCATTGGGCGCAGTTGCACCCCCAGTAGCTGAGCAAAATGCCCCAAATGAAGATGTACCTGCAATACCCCCAACTGTAGCTGTGACTGTACCTCCTGGAGTTAAGCCTGTTACATATCTAATTGCCGTGCCGCCAGCACCCCCACCACCAGCACTACTATATTGCCCCGTTGCAGCGCCGCCACTACCGCCGCCGCCAATCACGGTTACTTTAACGGAAGTAACCCCTGTGGGTACAGTAAATGTTCCCGTAGAAGTAAATACTTGACCCCTAAAACCACTTAGCCCAGGGCTTGCCGCACTTTGCCATGTTGTCCCATTTGATACCAAAACATTGCCGGAAGTGCTTGGCGCAACAAATTGAACGCTGGAAGTTCCATTGCCCAAAATAACATTATTTGCTGTCAGGGTAGTTAAGCCTGTACCACCGTTGGCTGGCAACACTGCCCCCGTTAAACTTGTTCCTGCCGCCGCCTGTCCCGCTGAATTTACATTGTTTGCAAATTGTGCAAGATTAAATGCTTGTGTCATTACGCTGCCCCTGTTCTAGAGTATGTCGTTTGTTGAAGAATGTTTGCGTTGGTCGTTGGCGAATTTGACAGTGAATAAGCGCCAACTCCTGTGGTGTAGTCTGAGCTTAAAATTTGCAATGCGCCATTGTTGTACAACTCAAAAGCATTTTGATCAAGGTTAAATGAATATGTTAATTGACCAATTACAGTATTAATTGCAACGCTGCTGGGATTTCCAACTGGCACTGATAAATTGTTATTGGCAAATTGAATGATGGTTAGCAATCCAGTCAAAGTTGAAGGAAAGTTTGTAATTGCGCCACCAGCAATATCAAAATCTTGGTCGTTAACAGATGTTCCATTGATGAACAATTTTTCAGCGCCACTGTTTATTGCAAATGTTGTTGGCGTGTAGCTGGAAACTGCGGTCAAATCGGCAGTCCATCTGCTAAATGGTCGGTAGCTGCTTCCGGTGTCTCGATATTCATAAAAGGTTTGACCAACCACAACTCCGGTAACGGGTGTTGAGTAAGTAACCTCATAAGTTGCTGGATTGTAAGCCGTCACAATATATTGCGTAGGCGTTCCAGTGTTTAGGAATGTATGAATGTCACCGGCAACAATGTTCTGATATGGCAAATCCAATGGGTCATAAGTGACAATGTTAGTTGCCACGGACTGAACAGTCGTATGCAATGAAACATAGCTAATCGCCGTACTAATAGCCCTCATGGAAAGAATCGTAATAACATCATTCAGCACTGCACCCGTGTTGAGCGTTACAGTCGTGCTGTTTTCCGTGTATTCGGTTGTATCAAGCAACACTCCATTTTGGAATACCAAATCCATTCCGACAATGTAATCCACTTGTCGAGCAGTTGGCGTAAACACCGTCTGGCCTGAAGTTGCAACAGCATCAAAGCGCGTGTAGTAAAACCCATCAGGCGTAACAAAGCCAAGCACACGCCCATAAATATCAATCGTAAGGGTACTGGCCGAACCTGTTAGCGTTTGGATACCAGCGCCAAAATTAAGCAACTGTGCAAGTGATGCAACCACCTTGCCATCCACATTGTTTGTGATTGCAATTTCACCAGCGCCAATATTTGTCGTGCCGGTTTCAATTAGCTGCCCTGTTCTTGCGTCAAGATCAATGAAGTTAATTGTGCTTGGTAAAGCGCTCCAAATTGACGGATCATAAACTGCCGTGTTTGCTGGAACATATCTAGCAGTTCCCGCTGAATATGTTGCTGGCCCTGTAGCAAAGCTAAACTTTCGCCCTTGCCTGTTTGTGTAAAACAGATTGTTTGATGTGCCAAAAGCAGGGTCAGCAAAGTACCAAGTGTAGTCACCCGCTGTTGCAGAATATGTTGATGTGGCTGAGTTATAAATTCCGTAATAATTTTTGCCAGTTGGCAATGCAGAAATTCCAGTGCCACTTAAATCATCCGCATACGCAATCACAGCATAACGCTCAACATATTGAAAAGTTGTTGGCCTCCATTTTAGAATTGCCGATGAGCCTGAGAACTCACTTTTACCTAACGAGTTAACCATCTGAACCGCAAAATACCAATCACCATTTGGTATGTTGGCAAGAGTTACCGTACCCATATTTGAGCTAGGCAGATACGGATTGCCACCAGGATTAATTGCCGTTGTACCGGCAAAAATTCGCTGGCTAGGTGTCGGATTAACAAAGGCCGAATAATAAACTTCTGCGTATTGAACAATACCCGATGAAGATGCCGTAACCACCAATCCAAATGAAGGGTTTGAAATTGTGGGCTGAAGGTTTACAACAGTGGGAGCAGTTAGCGTTCCAAAACCTAATGGAGAACCAATACCTGTGTTTGGTGCTGGTGTAAATTGAGTGACTGAGATGTCATCATAAACAGCAGGGTTGTATTCCATCAACGACAAGGTGACGCTTATTTTCCCGTCTTCTCCAAAGTTTTCGACAACTTGTCCGATCCGAAATAGTTTTGCAGCCCAGCCATAATTTGTATTTGTTACCGTAACAATGTCGCCAGCCTCAAGCTGCAAGCCAACATAGTTAATTGTTAATTTAATTTGCAAGTCTTCCCGACCACTTTCTAAAAAGCGATTTGCAAGATATTGCGCCCGAACATTATTATTTACTAATGGCAGACTAATTGACTGTTTGTTGACAGGTTCATTAGGATACATTAGTGAAGGATTTAAAACAGCAAGATTGTATGTGGCAGTGCTAAACGAATCTTGACTAGTTCCGTCAGGAAATTTAACTTCCGCAATGTTGTAACTGCTGGCTATGTCAACCGGCGTGATTTGAATTGCGGAAATGATATTAGAATCATTTAGCGCCATTGAAACGGTATATGCTGGGGACTGAACAATTACGCCCCATGTGCCTGTGATTTCGTTATATCTAATTAAACAATCGCAGCAACTTGCCATTAGTTGCATGTTGTTCATAATTGTTTGATTGGTGTCTAATGTTCCATCGAATTGAAATCGCGGCTGTGTTCCGCTGCCACCACTTGATGGGTTGTAGTCAAATGTTCCCGCGCTATACACATTAAGAGCTGCTAATGATGCGGTATTAATATTTGCAACAGGTATTGCTGCGCCATATCGAGTAGATGACAAATAATCCAGAATGCAATCGCC